CACCCAACGCCATGACTGACACCAAACCCGCAGGCATTGACCACCTCTGCCCCGATGACTGGGCAACCGAGGCACGCGTCAAGCTCCCCTCCCTCATCGACCGTGCCGAAGACATGTCCGCCCGCTTTGGCGAAGGCATCTCACGCACCTCTGACCCCACGGCCAGGCTTTATCCGGTGGTCATCCCCCTGCTGAACGCTCCCACCGTCAAGGCCACCATCCGTGCCGTCAGCACCCGCCAAGCACGCACCTTCGCAGCCAACAACCACCCCAACGCCGACACCTCACGCATCACGGTCGGCAAGCCACTCAAAGCTCTCTGACGGCCATGGCCACCTCTCACGCACCACAGCTCCACACCTGGGCACTCACAGGCACCCACCCCCTCTCAGGCATCCCCATCGCCCTCCCCTGGCCACAGCGCACCACCCTTGAAGTCGCTGCCCAGATCGCCCAGAGCATCCTCAACACCTACACGGTGACAGACCTCGTCTGGCCCATCGAAGGCTCCCCCGGCCACATCTGCGCCGTCATCCTCTGGACCTACCTCGGCACCCAGAAGCTCTCCCTCCTGCCCGCTGACAGCATTGATGATGCCGTGGTCCGCCTAGCTTCCTTAGCCAGCAGCGGCACCCTGACCGTTCTGGCCTAGACTGCAACAACCGCACCACCACCATGGCCAGCACCGTCTACCTAATCACCGCAGGCCAATTTGAGGACTATCAAGTCCTAGCCGTGTTTAGCTCCCGTGAACGCGCCGAAGCCGCTCTCCCTGCGTACGTCACGCCTCAACAGCCTGCCGAAATTGAAGAGCTGCCCCTAGATCCTGATGTGGCAGTGCCCCCTGACGGCCTCCACGCTTTTGTCGTCAACCGCTACAGCTACGCACCCGGCAGGATCGACGTTTGCACTGGCCCTGCGTCAACACTGCTCCTAGCCCCTTTTCTCACGCAGAACAAAACCCGCTTTGAGTGCTTTGCGCGAGACAGGGCCCATGCCCTCCAGCTCGCGGCAGATCATTTTGCCGCTTGCGACGCTCAGCAATCCGGCATCGCCTGAAGCCCTCGATTGGCCTAGACTTCCTCCGATTCCCAAACGCACCAACCACCCATGAGCCTCCCAGACCTCATCGACAGCGCCCCCGACTTCCTCCAAGACGCCTCCACCGAAGTCGCCACCGCACTCGCCGTCGTATCCGCTGCCTTCCGCGATCTCGGCTTCCACATCACCGCCGAAGACGCCTACCCCTACGTCTCCCTCATCCTGGAACGGGCCGACGCTGACCTCGCCCTCTACGCTGAGGATGACGGGGAAACTGAAGAAGACGACGCCTGATAACCACTCGCCCTGTGGGCATGGCAAAAGCAATCGAAATCACCCCGGCGATGATTGCTCGCGCCGAAGAGCTGGCCGCTGAAGGACTCCCCCAGTCCTCCATTGCGGCCGGCCTTGGCGTGTCACATGCCACCTTCTACAAGTGGGTCGATCTTGCCAAGACAGGCGCCGGAGACGACACCCACGCTGCGTTTCTTGACGCAATCCAGAGGGGCACCCTCCGCGGTGAACAGCAGCTCCTGGGATTCATCCGTGCCAAGGCTGCCGAAGGGGAATCCCGCGATGCCCAGTGGCTGCTGACCCACTCCCCCCGCTGGCGCAACACCTGGTCCGATGCAGCCGCCACGCGCCGTGAGCTGCAACGCACCATGACCGAGGTGGTTGCTGCCATTGAATCAGCCCCTGGCCTCACCGACGATCAACGCCGCACCGTGCTGCTTTCCATCTCGGCACGCGGCATCAACGCACCTACCGAATAGCCATGACGCAGTTCTCGCCAGGCGCCTTGTCAATACTTGCCAAGGCGCTCAATCTCCCGCCTTTGACGACGGAAGCATCGCTATACCTGTCGGCGCAAGAGATTCCCACCCTCACGGTCACACGGCTACTGACAGAGAAAGAGATCAACGATCTGGCGGATGCCTACGTCACCGAGGGCATTGAGGCTTTCCCGACAGGCACCACCACCTACAGCCTTATGCCCCGATTCGAGGCTGTAGACGATGCCGAGCCTGCTCAGTGACCCGGTAGCAGCTGCCCTTGCACGGCTGCAGCTCGCGGCACCTGCAGCATTGGCCCCCACCACGGCCGAGGTGCTGGCCCGCATGAGACCCACACTCCTGCGTCATCAGCTCGCCTTCTGCGACAACCTTGAAGCCCGCAAGCTCGGCCTCGTCTGCGGCTTTGGGGCAGGCAAGACGCACGCCCTGGTGGCCAAGGCCATCACCATGGCAGCCCTCAACATCGGCCACGTCTCGGCACTCTTCGAGCCCGTGGCACCCATGCTGCGCGACATCCTCCAGCGCACCATGGATGACCTGCTGGAGGAATACGGGGTGCCCTTCACGTTCAGGGTGTCGCCTCTGCCTGAGTACGTCCTGACCTTCGCGGAAGGCTCCCACACAATCCTCCTGCGGACCATGGAGACGTGGAACCGCATCCGCGGCCAGAACCTCTGCGCCATCGGTTTCGATGAGGCCGACACCGCCAACAAGCGGGTGGCAGAGCAGGCAACCCGCATGGCCCTGGCACGCTTGCGGGCTGGCAACGTCCGGCAGTTCTACGCGGCAACGACCCCGGAAGGATGGGGGTGGGCCTACGAAACCTTCGAGAAGAACGCCAGGGAAGACACCGCCCTGATCCGCGGCAGCAGCTACGACAACCCCCACCTGCCCGCAGACTTCATCCCCTCCCTAGAGGCCAACTACCCGCCGCAGCTGGTGCAGGCCTATGTGATGGGCCAATGGGTCAACCTCACCACCGGGCAGGTCTACGACCGCTTTGACCGCACCAAGCACGTGCGCGATCTGCCACTGCTGGAAGACCGCTTTGGCAGGCCCTACCAGAACCAGACCGCCGGCAAACCCTGCGCCGATGAAACCATCCTCCTCGGCGTGGACTTCAACGTGGGCAACATGCACGGCTGTCTGGCCCTGCGCCGTGGCCCTGATCTCTGGGTCTTCGATGAGATCGCAGAGGCCCACGACACCGACGACCTCGCCCGGAAGGTCCGCGAGCGGTACCCAGACCACCGGATCCTGGCCTACCCGGACGCCTCAGGTGCCAAGCGCACCACCAACGCCACCCGCAGCGACGTGGCCATCCTTGAGGGCTACGGCTTCAGCAACATGGCACCCTCGGCCAATCCCCCGGTGCGCGATCGTGTGGCCGCTGTGCAGGCTGCCTTGGAGAACGGGCTAGGGGAGGTGCATCTGTTCGTGGCACCCTCCTGCACCAAGACGATCGAGTGCTTGGAGCTGCAGAGCTGGAACGAGAAGGGTGAGCCGGACAAGGAAGGCGGCTACGACCACATGAACGATGCCCTGGGCTACATCGTCCACCGCATCAGGGCCGTGGAGAACGCGCAGGCCGGGCGGAAGGTCGGCAGCATCAGGCTCTACTGAGACAGGGGCAACCTATCCAAAAGCTGACCCATGAGCGCCGGATACCTGCTGCCCTCCAGATACACAGCCTCCGGCATCATTGCTGCCCCAGGCACCACTGCCGCATCCGTCAACGACTGGCAGGTCTGGCAGCCTTCCGCCGCATGGACGCGGCAGGAGCCCCGCTGGCGCCTGATCGAGGCGTTGCACGGCGGCACCCTCGGGATGCAGGGCGCCGGGACCACCTGGCTACCGCAGGAACCCCGCGAGTCAGACGAGTCCTATCAGCGCCGGCTCAAGGGGTCGGTCTGCCCCCCGTACCTGCAGCGGATGGAGTCCATGCTGGCCGGGATGCTCACCCGCGTGCCGCTCAAGCTGGATGGGGTCGTAGACCAGATCCTCACTGATCTGTACGACGTGGATCAGGCCGGCTCAGACCTCCAACGGTTCCTCGGCACCCTTGCCCGTAAGGCCCTGCGCTGGGGCCACATGGGCATCCTCGTGGACTACCCCGCCGACATTGATGGCACCCCGAGCCCTAGGCCCTACTGGATCGCCTACGAGCCCCGGCAGATCATCGGCTGGCGCACGGAAACCGGCGGCAACGGTGGCACCCTGACGCAGCTGCGGCTGTACAACACCTACACCGCGCCCTATGGCGACTTCGGTGAGGAACAGGTGGAAGAGGTGCGGGTGCTGGAGCCTGGGGCCTACCGCGTCTTCACCCGCCGCGCATCCAAGGGCCAAGACTGGGTGGAAACCGCCAACGGCACGACCACCCTGGGCTACATCCCGTTCAGCGTGGCCTACAGCGAACAGGTGGGCACCCTTGAATCCCGCCCGCCGCTGGAGGAGATCGCCCACCTCAACCTGCAGGCCTACCAGCGCAGCAGCGACCTTGCCAACCAGCTGCACTTGGCCGCCGTGCCCCGGCTGATGATCTTCGGCGCCAGTGCCGAGATTGAGGAGATCGAGGCCGGCCCCGAGGCTGCCACCACCTGGCCCGTGGATGCCCGCGCTGAGTTCATTGAACCTGCCGGCACGTCCTATCAGTACCAGTTCCAGCATCTGGAGCTGATCCAGCAGCAGATCGCCCAGCTGGGGCTAGCCACGGTGATGCCGCAGAAGCTGGCAGCGGAGACGGCCACGTCCAAGGCGATTGATCGGTCGCAAGGGGATGCGGCGCTGCAGGTGTTCGCGCTGCAGCTGCAGGACTGCATTGATAACTGCTTGACGTACCACGCCGACTATCTCGGACTACCCGCCGGCAGCTGCGAACTGTCCCGCGACTTCCTGGCCCAGCGCCTGGATCCCACCGAGGTGGCCCAGCTCATTGCCCTCAACCTGAACGGCAGCATCACGCAGG